GGGAAAAGGTTATGAAATGCCTCATAATATCCATTTTCCTCCAGGATTCAAGCTTGTAAGAGAATTTTCCCGATATTGCTTCTGATTTGTTTGCCAACGTTTCTTGAACACATACATATTTTTCAAAATCCATTGACAAATACCTCTCTTTCTGGTAAAATTAAAGTGGTTAATTATTTGTTTCCCCGTCCCCGACAGCAATCGGGGCAGGGATTTTCTTTTCAATCGCCGTATAAGCCTGATAGACTTCGCTCCACTGCATGATGACAACATCACATTCACCGTCAGTTTCATATTCCCACTGTCCGGCGATGGTTTCAGCATCTTCGAGCGTGTCAGCATCTCCGAGAATACCAGTATTCCCATACAGGTCAACAACACGGAATTTCCTCATTCATTATCACCTCTTTCCTGAGCGAGAATTTCTCTCCACAGTGTATCACGCTGATACTGCAAATCGGCTTTCTGATGCGCAGTCATTGTGATAACTCTGGAATGGCTGATTCTGCTGTTTCTTGTCCGGATTGTCTGAAATCTCCACAGCACCCAGATGCCGAACAGAATCGCACCGAGTGTCAGGAAAATCAGAAACATATCATGAATCCATGCCGAACCAATCAGAATGCCGGTCAGTCCGCAGAGAATCAGAGTGACATAAATGTTGTATCTGTCCATGATGTCAGTCCTCATACGGCAGAAGTTCGCCGTTGACAAGTTCCCACTGATTGCCGGCGCAGTCGAAACGGATATAGTTCCAGTCGGTGGCATCATAGAGCGGTTCACGGTGATAGGTATCTTTCACACGCAGACGATGATATTTATTCACTTCAAACGTCTGCACTTCACGGAGAATCTGAATTCTGTCCGGCATAAATCCGAACAGTTCGGAAATACGTTTTACTGCTTCTTCATCGCTCAAAACCTCTGTTGTATACCACTCCAAAAGCTTCTGATACTCTTCCTGCTTCATGTTCGTGCCGGTATGTTCCGCAGGCTTCCAGTCAAGCTCCTTGTCGAGTTCTTGCTGAAGCTTGTCGGCTCTTTTCTTCTCGGCTTCGAGTTCGGCTTCCAGATTGCTGATTTTGGATAAAAACTTATGGTCTATTGCCTGTTCCAGCTTGTTGACTTCTGTTTGAATGCGTTCTGCCAGACAATCAGCGTTCATCAGATACGCACGGCAGAATTCGTGCTTGTCCTCTTTGGATTCGCTGTAGAACTTCTCAATTACAGAATACTGGTTCGCTGACGGATAAATCCCCGTCAGATTTTCAAATTCACTTATGAGCATTGTAAATTACCTCACTTTCATATATTTTATAAATTCTCTGAGAATCTTGATGAGATTCTTTTTGCGGATTCTGCGGTTCTTTCCGTATCTGACAAGATGCCGGATTCTTCCGGAGATTCTGCCGTGCTGTACGAGGATTTCAGCCATTCTGTCAATGACTCCTGCGATAAAACCGCTGAGAAAGTTTCTGAAACTTCTCCATGTATCCAGAATTCCGGATTCGCTGAATCTTCTGAAAATTGCGTTCTCCATGTTGTTCACCTCCTGAAATTAGTTTCGGATATTCGGATAAATTGCTGTTGCTGTTTTTATACAGGTGACTTCCTGTGCTTTATCGTTTCGGTGCGGTCTGATTCAGCTCCGGACAATCTCACACCGTGCGCCTGCTGGGGTTTCCTCTCGGTCGCTCCGGTCGCTGCTTTGCCTTTTGCTGTGTGGTGGGCGGATAGTTTTACATCTCATGCCCAGGAGATATATAGAGAGGGTTTATGCGCTCTGCGCAGAGGTCTGCTGTTCCTGCTGTTTAGCGGCTTCCTGTTTCACAACTGCATCTACAACAGCGAAGTTTTCAGGATTGCTGAGAAATTTCGCCAGTTTTCGGCTGAGAAGTCCGGCTTTTTCCTTGCTGATTTCGCCGGGCTGTTCGATGATGAATGCTGGTAACTGCATGATGATTTCTCCTTTCAGTTTTCAAGTTTCTGGTTGGTTTCGGGTTCGCCTACCAGTGTTTCAATTGTTGTGCCTAATCTTTTGGCAATCATTACCCCTGTGATAACGTTCGGAACTTTGATACCCATTTCATAGTGTGCTATCATCGTTCTTGAGATGCCCACATCTTCGGCGAGCTGTTCCTGCGTGATTCCGTTTTTCTCACGGTAATGTGCCAGATTGTCGGGAAACGGCATAATATCACCTTCTTTCACGTCTGAATAATTCGTTAATTGGAATATCACTGAACCACTGTTCCTGAATCTGAATTGCTTCTTCTACTGTGAAGTGGCTGACACCTGACAGCTTATTTGTCAGCGTTCTCGGCATGATGCCCAGCATTTCAGCGAGTTTCATCTTATAATAGCCCTTTTTGGCAAGCTGTGCTTCCAGTTCTGGATAAATGACTTTCTTTGTCTGCATAATTTTTCACTCCTTTCAGAAAAAACACTTGCTTTTTCATTCCTGTTATGGTAGAATAATAATATAGAACTATGAACAGAAAGAAGGAGGTGTTTTCATGAAGTTTACATCTGAAAATATTGCGAAAGTTGCTAATGAAATCCGTATTCAGATACTCAAGGAACAAGGTGATTTAATTGCCGAGAAAATAAAAGAGCAAAGCGACGAAAATGGAAAAATAAGACTTGAAACAACATTAGGAATCATTTTTAGAGAATCTCAGTATTTCTCTATGGATTTTACGACTCGTTTGTTACAGGCTCTTGCAGATTCTGATTCTGACGATTGATTTCATTGATTAACTCTGCACTCTCCACAAAGACATCCTCTTCCTTAGACAGCTTTTCTCCAAATCGTGAATGAATCACATCAGAAACTATCTCAGTCGGGAGTTCGAGAGTTTTCTCAAACTCCCGTTCTTTCTGCTCAAAGCAGCCGTCAACCACGATTTTGATTATCTTCCATTCAGCGTAAGTGATGCCTTTCAGATTGTTGATTGCTTCACGCATGTGTGGTTTGATTACCATTTTTCTCACCTCTTTCCGTTTGAAAATTTATCAAAATACTTGACTTTCCTTAATTTTTGTGATACAATGTTATTAAGTAGAACTATCTGCTTTTGTTTTATCTTTTCTTTGTTCCTTGGGAACAATTCTATTATACTGCAAATTTTCGTATTTTTCAATACAAAATTACGAAAAATTGTATTTTTGTAAGACGTGACAAATTTCAACAATGAAATATATTGCTTTTGCACCATACGGAGGTGGTTTTATGTATGAAACATTGCTGAATCTTTGCAAAGAAAGAGGAATAACAATTACAAATCTTTGTATTGAGATTACGGGAAGTCCTGGAAATCTAAGTACTTGGAAACGAGGAAATATCAAAGCAGATGTTATATGCAAAATAGCAGATTATTTTCACATCTCTACTGATTACCTATTAGGTCGCACCGATATTCCCAACGACAAAAATGTTAATAACATATCCGGAAACAGCAACAACGGTGATAACAGCATTAATGTAGGGACAAAATCAGCAGAAGCTCTTTCAGAACCAACCGACAATGTAACTCAAAAATTTTTAGATGTCTTTATTCATCTCGATTTAGGCAAACAAATTGATGTTATGAGATATGCCTTAGAGCAAGCTGAGAAAAGTGCATAATCCGTTTTCCGCCTGTTGCCTGAATTGGTGACAGGCAAAGTTTTCATTTTTGAATACTCTTTTTAGGGTCGTTTTTACTCTTTTGTATGGCGTATATTTATTATACTACTCTTTTTAGTGCTTGTCAATAGCTTTTTTCACTCTTTTTTGTTTTCTACAATTTGAACAAAAAAGAGTGTTTTGCTTTGTGAAATAACTCTAAAAAGAAGCAAATACCCTTTTTAGGGTTGACTAATGAAATAAAATGGAGTATAATAACAATAGGAGGTGATAATGATGAAGCCAAACGAAATTTTGAAATCATTGAGAAAACAACACGGATATACCATTCAGGAGGTTTCAAAGGGAACTGGAATGACCTATACAATGTGTCGGGAGTACGAAACAGGAGACAGAAATCTTGGCTTGCAAGCCGTGATTAAACTTGCTGATTTTTACCATGTTACAACGGATTACATTCTTGGGAGAGAGCCAGTAGTCCCCTCAAATTCATTTGCAGGAATGAACCTGAACCCTGACGAAGAAAAAGAAGTGATGGAAACGCTTTCAGCTTTGCCACCTGATATGCGTGCAATTTTAATCAATACTCTTGTACAGCTTATCGAAACAAGCAGAAAAATAAGAAAAGCCACTGATGAATTCGTAAATGTTGATACGGACGAGGAGAAGAAATCAGACTAATTTCATCTGCAAAAAAATCCGTCCAGCTTTATGACTGGACGGATTCACTAAAAGGAGGTTTTGAACATGAGAAAAGCAGTATTTTACGGTCGATACAGTTCCGTGAATCAGACCGAGCAGAGCATTGAAGGACAGCTCCACGTCTGTGAACGCTATGCAGAACAGCACGACATAAAAATTGTCGCTCAGTACATTGACAGAGCGACAAGCGGAACAAGTGACAAACGTCAGGAATTTCAGCGCATGATTGCTGACAGCAGAAAACAGGGATTTGAAGTCGTGCTTGTCTACAAGCTGGACAGGTTCGCCCGTAACCGTTACGACAGCGCACTGTATAAAAAGAAACTCCGTGAAAATGGTGTCAGAGTCGTATCAGCAACGGAGAACATCACCGACACGCCGGAAGGCATCATCATGGAAGGACTTCTGGAATCTATGGACGAATACTACAGTGCAGAGCTGTCCAGAAAGTGCAAAAGAGGACTGAAAGAATCTTTTGACAAGGGCAGATTTATCGGCTGTATTGCGCCTTACGGCTATCAGGTCACTGACCATTATCTGCAAATCAATCCGGCAACTGCGCCAGTCGCACAGCAGATTTTCCAGCGTTATGCAGACGGCGAACGGCAGGCGGATATTATCGCTGACCTGAATCAGCGGAACATTCCGAATGCTTCCGGAAGGCAATGGAACACATGCAATATTTCAAAAATGTTGCAAAATACTGTGTATATCGGACAGTATCAGGTCAGCACAATAGAGGGAATTTCAAAGTGTCCGGCACTCATCACACAGGAAGTTTTTGACAAGGTGCAGGAACACCGTGCAAGGTGCGTACATGAATCGAGGAAGAACCGGACGAATTTCAATTATATTCTGACCGGAAAAGCTGTCTGCGGAGAATGCGGACATCCTGTCTGCGGACACAGCACAGATAAAGGCGCACGTCACTATTACAGATGTTCGGTATGTTATAAGCCGTGCGGAAATGCTTTCAATCTTCATGAAACTGTCAGAAACACTTTGCAGGAATATCTGACCGAAGAAAAGCTGACACAGCTTGCAAATGCCGCTTATGCTGAATATCAGAAAGAAGAAAATGCACCGACAAATGAATATGACATCCTGAAACAGGAACTCACTGCTGTCGAGAAGAAACTGCAAAATGCTGTAGATGCACTTCTGAGCGGACTCAACAGTGAAAGAGTCAGACGAACGATTGAAGAACTGGAACAGAAGCAGTCAGAGCTGACGGAGCGTCTGAATGCTGTTTCTGCACCTGCACCGATATTCACACAGGAGCATTTCCGTATCGCTCTGAAAAGACTGATTGCGAATGCACAGGCAGAGGATTTAAAAGAGTTAGTGGACACAATTGTGGACAGAATCATTGTCAAAGACAAGCAAGCGATTATCTGCATCAATATCACTAACGAAACAAACGAACCGCCCTTAGAACAGATTTTGTGTATGGTTAAAGATTCCTCTGTGTATACTTCCACGAAAATCCAGTCCTCACGGCTTTTGATATAGTTTGTGTAATAGTTCACCTGTGCCTGATAGCTTGTCTGCTGTTCTTCCAGTTCGGTGGAAACTCTCGCATATCCTGCGACACGCCTTTTCTTTTCCGGTGCGGTATGCGTGTGCGGATTCACCTTTGCAGGAATTGAAGTCACTGTTTTTGCCATTCGCCTGTCCTCCCGTCTTTCATCTGAATGATAATTTTGTCATTGAATATCTGAATTTTCTGAATCCGTTCACTCACTGCAAACGGGTCAAACTCCTGAATTTCCAGTGCTGACATCACAATTTCATCAAGAATGTC